CAATGCGCCTTCAAACGGCCCTCAAAACTTCAATGCGCCTTCAAACGGCCCTCAAAACTTCAATGCACCTACAAATGGGCCACAAAACTTCAATGCTCCAACGAATGGCCCACAGAATTTTAATGCTCCAACGAATGGCCCACAAAACTTTAATGCGCCAACGAACGGGCCTCAAAACTTTAATGTCGCGAATGGTCCTCAGAACTTCAATGTCGCGAATGGTCCTCAGAACTTTAATGCGCCAACGAACGGGCCTCAAAACTTTAATCCTGCAACTAACGGGCCTCAGAACTTCAATGCGCCTACAAATGGTCCTCAGAACTTTAATGCGCCAACGACCGGGCCTCAAAACTTTAATGCGCCAACGACCGGGCCTCAAAACTTCAATGCGCCTTCAAATGGCCCACAAAACTTTAATCCTGCTACCAATGGTCCGCAGAATTTTAATGCTCCAACTCCGGCGGTTCCAGGAAATGCAGCAAATGCGCTCGGTATTACTTTCCCCGGATCAAATGCCGGTGGTACGCCTGCGCCGGTGATAAATAATCAGACGGCAAGCTACTATTCTTTTCCGGATGGCCAATCACATTCGGTAACTGTAGCGCCCGGAGGATATATAGATATTACTATTGAATAAGTGACTTGACGAGGATTTACTATGCCATATATTATTCCTAAATATGGGAAACAATTGAATTGCTTTGCAGTATGGTCGGGAGGATTTACTCCTGAAGAAGTCGATAAAATTATCGATCTCGAAAAACTCCAAGAGTTTGAAAAAGGAAAAGTTGGGCTAGAGAAGAATGCCGCAGCTCCGGCTGAAACGCGAGATTCTGATATCTCGTGGATACATCATGATCAACACAGTGATTGGCTATTTCAGAGAATGTCAGGAATCGTTTCTGTCGTGAACTACGACAACTTTATGTATGATATCGAAGGCGTCGAAGCTTTTCAATATACAAAGTACGGACCAAATCAACATTATACATGGCATTGGGATGTTGAATTTGGCTGGCAGAAATATATAAGAAAGATCTCAGCATCTCTGCTTCTTTCAGATCCGAGTGAATATGAAGGTGGAGAGTTAGAGATCGTAAACAACGGAAACTTTGAAGACAAAGTTTCGTTTAAACCGAATAAAGGTGATATCGTATTCTTCGCTTCATGGATGCCACATCGAGTGAAGCCAATCACTTCTGGTTTTCGTAAGAGTCTTGTAGCATGGGTAATGGGTGAGAGAGAATGTTGAGTTGGAATCCTTTTAAAAAGAAACCTATTATTGAGTTTTATTGCCATCGCGATGATGTTGAGGCATTACCTCAGCCAAAGCCTGCGGCAAAATATATGCCAGAATGGTATAAAAGAATTCCTCCACTGATTACAGATGGAAGAGATGATCGTGATTGGTCAGGATCTCATAGCTTTACTGCAAAAAAATGCATGCCGATGATCGACGCAATGTCATTAGGATATGTCATTCCTCTTATCGGCGACTTGACAGTCAGATCAAATCACGACTGCAGTACAATTGAAGTCACGTCTTCTCCACAGATCAACGTATGTGAGTTTCATGACATTCGACAACTTGGAGAAAGATCTGCTCCTGGATTTCCTGCACCTCCTTTGAAGTTTGTCAATCCATGGATTGTAAAGACTGCTCCGGGTTGGTCGACTCTTTTCATAGCTCCGATTAATAACTTTGAAAGCCATTTTACATGTCTGTCAGGATTAGTTGATACAGATACATATCCAAAAGAAGTCAATTTTCCTGCAATCTGGCACACTCCAAATGCCGACGTGCTTTTACTTGCTGGTACACCTTTAGTCATTGCCATTCCAATTAAGCGTGATGCTGTTCCATCAAAGCCCAATATTCGAAACATGAAAGAAGATGAACATCACTTAATTAATATCATATCAAAGATGCAAAACACTCGAAGAAGCGTATATACAAAAGAATTGAGAGTACCAAGAAAATGAAAAACTTGTTTTCTTTATTAAAACCAAAGAAAGATATTGAATTCGTAGATACTAAGAAGTTATCTTATCATAACTTTTCTGTTGAACGAGCGATTGATGTTCCAACAAATACTCGCAAGGTTCAACAAGACAAGTATGGCAAGCATCTGATGCCATACTGTCCGGGAATTTTAGACTATGCTCAATTTGGCTATATCATTCCGGCGTGGGTAGACATTCATATTATGGCAAATAAAGCTGGTACTTCTTGGTATCTTGGAGACAGAGGACCGAGAGGAGATCGCGGATTTGACAATGGCGTAAAGATGGATGAAAAATTTGTAGAAGGCGCATTTACTCCAATTGGAATTGATCCTACAGCAATCTTATTTCCATCTCCTTGGAAAATTTTTACTCAAAAAAACATTAGCGCATTGTTAATGCCTGCATTTTATCATTCTACTTTTCTTGAAGATCTATACATAACTCCTGGTTTGGTAGACTATAAGAGTTTCCATATTACAAACTTCATTTGCATGCCGAAAAGAGAATGTAACGTTCACATTAAAGCGGGAGAACCTTTGTTGCACGTCATTCCTTTCCTCAATAAAGATATTACTGCTTCTGTTGGCCCAGCTTCAGATGAGATGATAGATAAAACTATGAATCTAATTCCCGGAGATGATAAGCAATACTATCGAAAGTATATGGGAATAAAAAAGAAATTTAATATGCAAAAAGAAGAGAATAAACAATGAACATTTTTGTTTCAGTATGCTCGTATCAAGATCCTTTACTTCCTCATACCATCAAGAGTATGATGCAAACCAAATCCAATCGGAATAATGTAGTCTATTCGATCTTCGAGCAAACTCGTTATGAAGATTCGTTGGCGTGCACAGAACCTGTGCTTGTAAGTCGAGATGATGTCATCTATAAAAGAATCGATCCCGAATACTCTGATGGTTGTGTTTGGGCAAGATATATTAATATGTTAAATATCACAAACGAGTATGACTTCATTTATCAAGTCGACTCACATATGTTACATGATATGAATTGGGATCGAGCTCTGATTGAAGATTATAAGAGAGCGATGGATATGTGTGAAACCAATAAAGTCATCATTACTGGATCATGTAAATCATTTATAATTGAAGAAAAAGACGGAGAGATTAAAACTTATCTTTGTCAAGAAGAAAATGATGCTTGTCAAGTCAAGTATTATACTATTGATCCGGATACTTTGATTCCAGATGTACATGGAGACGCGATTCCATCGACTGATATGCCAAGACCGGCGTTTCATATTATGGCAGGAAACTTCTTTACGCATGTCGATTGGATTGACAATGTCGGATTAGATCCAAAAGTCTTCTTTGTAGGAGAAGAAGTCATGATGACGATGATGTCATACGCTGCTGGATATAAAATGTTCCATCACAGTAAGATGGTTTCATATCACTTAGAAGACACGAGTAATTGGCATACGAAAACTCCGCCAGAAGATGCGAAAGCTGCGCGAAGAAGAAAAATACTTTCAGAGATCGGTCGTTGGCAATGGAAAAAATATCTTGAGGCATGCAGAGAAGATCTTCTTTCTGAATTCCACAAAGAATTTGGTGTAGACTTTATTAATCTTGATATTGAAGATCGTGCTCGAACTTATAGTCTTGACGTTGTTCCAGGTAAAATTGATCTTCTTGCTATTTCGAAGAAACCGAAGAAGAAAGTGAAATTGCCGAAAACTCTTTTTATGAGTGAAGATGAAGAATGATCGTTTGTTCTCTTCCACGATGTGGTGCTACTCGTTTTTGCTTGGATCTCCAAGAGAAAACAAGTTTACCATTTGTGGGAGAGTTACATCCTGTTCACATTCAAAGTAATAGAAAACAACTTACTCACGAAACTAAGCATCAAACAAATTTTACGCAAGATTCGTTTGCCGACTTGTTACAAGATCATAGTGAACACATCGTACTTGTAAATCAACACTCGTATCTTTTAGCCAATCAGGCAAGTTTCTTTATACTTCGTAAAAATATGAGAAACGCTGCTTTAAGTATGGCAAATTATTTGCTAAAAGTATATCCCGAATTAAAACCCAATGCCATTCGTTTTAATATTGGTTTGATGTATAATGATTATCGTGCACTCGTCGCGTATTTAAATAAATACCAAAAAGAAGTTGTTTGGTACGAAGATTATTATGGTATCGAAGACACACATATGCCTTTACTTGATTCGTATCCTGGCAAAGAGTCTATTATAAAAGAGATTGATTCGTATTATGAATCTAAAAGTTCATAAAAGATATGTGCTTACATTCGCGCAATTAGCAGGCCCATTTATTACAATCTGGGCTCTGATTCAATATGCAACTTTTCCATGGATAATTGTTTCACTCACAGCGTTCTTTTTGATGAGAGTAATAGGTGGATCGATTACGTATCATCGAATCCACAATCATCGTACGCATACAATGAATCCTATCGTAGAATTCATATGCACGGCATTCGGATTCTATGGTTCATTTGCTTCGCCGCTTGAATTCTGTGTATCGCACGACAATCATCACAAGTATCATGACACTCAGAAGGATCCGCATCCTTACCATTTGCAAGGTTGGAAAATACTTTTTCCAATTCTTTGGAATAATGACACGAATCAAATAAATTTGAAAACAACAGTCAGACTGATTCGTAATAAGATTACCAATTTCTTCTATGAAAAATACTGGATTTTGTTATTCTTACCGTTTCTATTGTTATTCATATCGTTACCAGCATACTTGTTTATTTACATTGTTCCTGCTACATTGTCGATATGGTCCACAGGAATCGCATCTCTAAATCATGATAAAAACGGTCCAAAAGATATGGGATTTTGGTACGGAATTATCAGTGGTGGAGAACATATGCATAAACAACACCACGAACAACCATTTGATACAAGCAAAGAAGGTTGGATAAATACCATCGCAGACATAATAGCTACAAAGAGAGTTAAGATATGAATATTGTTTATACTGTTATAAATGATTTGTCAGAAATAGATTTTGATGACTTGTATGAAAGATCAAAGGATGCTATTGATGCGAATTGGCCGGAAAATTCTACATTAACTGACGCCGAACGAAAAACCAACATGCGCACATTAATTGAAAGCGGAATTAATAATGAGTGGCCAGGATTAAATCCTCATGGCGCAAATGATACTTATATTATGATAAGAGCTTTTGATACTGTAGCTGGAAAAGATATGGGATTTGTAAGCGGGTTTATCCTTGAAAATGGAACATTAGATGGCAGACATTCACTCACTGCTCCGGATGAAAACGGTTCTAGAAATTACGTTTTTAATCAAGAAAATGTAACAGCCAAAAATAATTTTAATATTGAAATTGGTATAACTAAACATTTGTATAGAAATATTCCTGCAAATTCAATCTTTCATAGAACTTTGCGTATGCGAGCAAACGCAGCAAACTATGAACTTTTAGAAGACGTAGATTCTCCAACGCACGGGCCAAATTTTAGAAATATATTAATACAATTAAATCTATGAAGTTTTTATTGAATGTAGGAGCCGAGAAATCTGGCACTACTTGGTTATATGAGTATTTTAAAGAACACCCAGATTTCTATGATATGGGAAAAGAACTGAATATTATTCAGAGAGACGATTTAGTTCCTGTCTTAGAAGATGTAAGCGAATATAGAAAAGACATAGAGTCTTTTTTTCGGGCTGTTTCAAATATAAATCAAGTCACAGGCGACTTCACACATTATGAAGGCTCGAGTGAGAACATCTTTCGACTTATTAAAAACGGTTTACTAAAATACGATATCGAAGTAGTACCAGTTTATATTATGAGAGATCCTATTCAGAGGAGTTGGTCTTCTTGGAATATGATTGGAGGAGGTAAAATTCCAAATCGGTCGTTAGCTTCACGATTTGTCATGAGCAATTTCATATCATGTAAATATAAAGAAACTATCGAAGCTTTGGACAGTGTGTTCGCAAATCCGCTCTACTTCTTTTATGAGGATTTTTTTACTCAAACCAATATCAATCAGATATGTGACGAGTTAGAAATTTCTCGACATCCAGCAGAATGTGATAATAAAGCAGGAGCTTCTTCCTATAAGAAAATGCCAAACAGTTTCGTCAAGGCTTTTGGTAAATCTTTAAAGAATAAAGAGGCTGCTAAATATGTTTTTGAAAGATTTGAAAATGTACCATGGAAACTCGAGGATTATTCGTAGATCTACTCTCGATGAAGATATTCGCTTAACTTTTCTTGAAGGTTTAAATAGGCATACGAACATGCATTACTTTGATCGTAATGCGCCTACAAATAAAACAGATGAAGCTGTGCTTGAATTTCTCGACAGAGAACAGTTTAATTGTAACAAAACTCATATTGAATATTGGTATCAGGCGTATAAATCTTCTGGAGATTTGTGGCCTCATGTAGATTTTAATGAAAAGCTTCGGCACAGAATTGAGGCTGGAGAAAAGTTGAAACCAGAAGAATTAATGTCTCCAATTACCATATCGTGTTACTTAGAAGCAATCGATCTTGAAGGCGGAGAATTTTGTATTTCTGAAAGAAGTTGGTTAGACTATGAAAAAGAACTGAGCCCTCCGGAAGTTTTAAAAGAAGAATTGTTAAAATATACACACGAGTCTTTTCAACCTACCGAAGGTGCGGTCTTATACTTCGAAGGCAGTCGATACTACCATTGGGTCAATGAAATCAAAAGCGGCTCTCGCAAGAGCATACTCATCAATTTCTGGGACAATTGTAGTCTTAACTCCACTTCGCCCAATTAATTTCTAATGTCTATATTACCAGAAATAGAAATACGATGTTCGTCTGAAGTTTGAAACGGATATACCTGATGCTTAAGATAATTTGGAAACATAATAAGAGAACCTTCCCATGTCTTATCAATATCTAATTGAGTCGTACTAATTCCACCGTCTAATGAGTTATAAATGAATTCAAACTTTGATGCAACTTTATAGTTTGATTCTCTTACATTTGGCATATTTAATTCCTCTTCTAAATCATAAGGAATTGCAATCCATATCACCCATGAAATAGCTTTGTGGTGAAAATGTATTGGATTATATTCGTGTTTCTTCTGAAAATTTACCCAAGCATCATTATCAATGACATAATTATGATTTTCATAAAAATTAAATTTTCTTCTATATTCAAGAAACGTTTGCTCTATGCATTCTCTAAACTGCCCGTTAATAACATACTGAAATTCTGTTTCTAATTGCCCAGCTAAATTAGTATTGTATTTTTCCGGATTATTATCAACTTGCTTTTGCAAGTCACAAGTCAACTCAGCAAAAATAGAAACTGGAATTCTTGTTTTAAGAACTCCTGGGTTATAAAGTTTTATTTCTGAAAATTCTAAGTTCATAATTTCACCGATAATAATTTAGTTAATAGTAATTGTAGAGGTGTCTTTACATATGCTCATAGTACCTTCGCAACAGATATTCCAATCTTGACCTGTCTTTGCCCCACGGCTTGGAACATTAATGATAACATTTTTACATAGATATTCTTTACCATCTTCGAAAACGCGCCAGACATGATCTTCTGTCCCGCGATTAGGTTGTCCTCTTGATTGATTGAATCTTATCATAAACTCAGACATATTAGATTATTTCTGCTGTTGCATCATATACTATAGGTTCAATGTACGGACGTGTACCAATGTTCATGTGAATAAATTTGAAAGGTTTGGTTGATGTGTTACGAGTAAAGCTATGCGGTAGCCAGGAATTTGCAAACATTAGTTGACCAGGAACTGGCGTAAAATTAATAGACGATGTTGCTGTGGTAATGTTAGAAGAATTATGTTCGTATAGTGGTAACATAAGTTTCATTGGTCGCGGATCATGAATCACCATTCGCGGAGGATCTTTCGGGCACTCTAAAAAATAAAAAGCAACTAACTGACAGTCGCTGTGATTATGATACTCCATTGATGAATACTTATGGTGTTCTTGACTCCAACATTCGGTAAGATAAGTCGAAAGTCCATTCATGTTGTATCCTTGATCGCTCAAAAGATTCCATGCTGTGTTTAATGTGTACTGTATCAGTGGAAGAAGATCTTCTTCGTTAGACACATCTGCTTGCACGACTGGATATACATCGTTTATTTTTGTTATTTTGCGCGCGGCCCTTAACGCCGCATTTGATGCTGCTCTTGAGAAATCAAGAAGTTCTGGCTTCATAATACTATAGATAGGTGAGCTAAAATACTGCCACTGATCAAGTATGTCTGTCATAATAAAATCCTTATGTTATGTATATTGGGAAAGATCAGCCTCTATCACTGTATCTAAAAACAGTCGGTTTCCAATCTTATTCCAACCACTGTTGACTTGATAAAATATATTTAAACCGTTGTTCAAACCATACTGAATAGCCCAACTAAGTATTTCGGCTGTTAGCGGAGCGCCTGCTTCAAGCAGTTGTAAAAAGCTAAGATCAGGATTTTCGTGTTGTCTCCAAACCATAATTACGTTTGATTCGTCTGGTTTCATCCACATCGGAATAGTATCAAGACCGAGTGGAAACTTTTCATTTCCTAACCATACACAGCTAAACGATTTGCACGGATTCTCAGGTCGTTGTTCATGTATCGAACATCCTTTTGTAGTTACAAAATGACATTTCCTTCCTGGCCAAAATTGATGGCCAAGAGCTTCTCCAGTTAACCAACCGCAGCACTTCGTGCAACTTCCACATTCTCTTGTCATATTATCTCACTTAAATTGAGGACCAGCTAACCATACTACTAGAGTTTTACGAATGCCTTTTGTCACAGGAGTTACTCTGTGTAAAATAAAGGACGGGAATGCAACTACTAAACCTTTTTGTTTTGTGACTTGAGTCGGCACGGGTGCATCAAATATCTCAAGATCTCCCCCCTCGTATTCAGAAGGATCAGATAATTGTATTACAAGAGATAATTTGCGAGGCGCATTCGTTGCATTTCCACCTCTGTCAAGATGCCACGTATAATGATCGTCTTTTCCATCGTATATAGTATACTGAAAGTCCTCTACAAATCCCCATATATCTAGATTGAAGAATTCACCGTTCAGTTGTCTTGCTATGAAAGCAATTCTATCATATATAAAATTAGTCTCGGGCGTAAGATTTATCCAACCTATTTTAGATGATCTAACTGCTTCTTCAACTTTACTATCAGGTCCAACACTAGCAGATTTGATCGTGAGACTATCACCAATACTAACTATTTTATCGATCTCTTCTTCAGTAAAACCATCACGCCATGATGCAAAAGAAATTTCTGGTATACCTAACGATGGAGAAGGAGCTATTTGATATACTGCCATTATTTACGCTCCCAAATATTATCTCGATAATGGGATTCATGACTTTGAAGCTTTCTACGTGTACCTTTGAGTGCTTTCAGTTCAGTTTCATTGAATGCTCTACATACATTTTTCGAAAACAAAGTATCTCTTTTAATTGGAATAACCTGCATTAACGGTGTACCAGCAGGTAGAATACCTTTAAAATTGGGTTCGTTCCAAACAAATGGAAAGTTAATAAACTCAAAATAACCATCGCAGTCTACCATACCCGAAAAACAAGTAAATCTTGGATCAGGTCTATTTAATGGTGGAACAAACAACAGTGAGTATCCTTTCGGGCAGTTGATTGCCCACCAGTTCATGAATTTAATTGGAGGTTTTGGTAAATGTGGAGCGGGGCATTTGTCAGATGTTACTTGCCACTGTAAATGATTCTCGATCATTGCTCTCGGATATTTGCTGTTGTATTCAATGAACGAACAATCTTCATTCGAAGTGATTTCAACATCAGCAACGAGTGGAATAATCCAACCCGTGATCATCGCATCAAGAAAAGGTGGGCATCTTTTGAGAGTAGATTGATCAAAGCCTACATCCTTCTTCATTGGCAAAGCTTTATACCATTCTGGTATCAGTTTGCGGGCAGGATAAGGTTCTGGTATATTTCCTAAATCATCATCATAGCAAAGAAATTCTAGTTTAGGCTCATTCTTTTCAAAAAACGAAAACATCAATTTTGTCCATTTCCAGGTTTTTCATAGTGTATTCCACCAGATTCAATAAATTTTTTACATTGCTCGACGTCGCTCGCACCTCTCAGAATATGATCATCATGCAAACTAAAATGTAAGCTTGAGATCCATATTCTGAGATGTGGTGGAAGTTTGTCATAGCAACGCATTACCAATGCCATTCTTTGTATGTTAACATGTTCCAAATGAATGACTCTATTATATATATGTAAATTACAGGGCTGCTAGTTCGACTAAGTTGCTCTCTGTGATGGCATCTAAGCCAATCAATGCTTGTTTGACTGCGGTAAAATCGTCATGTTTTTCATCGTAGATGACAAATGGAAAATCAGTAAATTCTCCAATATCCCATGTATTTAGAGCATTGAATACAGATTCGTATTGACTACTATCGTTGTATGATAAATGAGTAAACTCAATGTTATTATCCTGTAGCCACTGATAGGCTGCAGCAGAGTCGTTGCCACCTGTCGTAGTCAAACCAGTATAAAGATAAACGTCTTTAATTCCTACTAGCATGTATTGTTTCCTTTTTGTTATTTGTGCTAAAATGTTACACTCATCGTACCATTAGCGCTGCCTGTTCCAATATTTATAGAAACTATTTGATATGGGTATACTTTTACTGATACTGAATTTGTCGTAGTACCAATATTACCAGCGTTTCCTGATGCTCCAGGATTTGATGTGCCGGCTGTTCCGGCGGTCGCTCCAGTTCCAGCACTACCTGCTGTGCCAGTATTTCCTGCTGCTCCTGCGCCTCCTGGATTTCCAGCCGCACCATTTGTAGCTCCAGTTCCAGCTGCTCCTGTTGTGCCAGCATTACCAGCAGCTCCGGCACCGCCTGGGTTTCCAGCCGCACCATTTGTAGCTCCAGTTCCTGCATTGCCAGTCGCTCCAGCATTTCCTGCTGCTCCTGCACCTCCTGGATTTCCAGCTGCACCATTTGTAGCTCCAGTTCCTGCATTGCCAGTCGCTCCGGCATTTCCTGCAGCGCCGGCATTACCAGGACTTCCTGCTGCTCCTGGATTTGCTCCAGTTCCTGCCGCTCCTGTTGTACCAGCATTTCCGTTGGCTCCTGCACCGCCTGGACTTCCTGCTGCTCCTGGATTTGCTCCAGTTCCTGCCGCTCCTGTTGTACCAGCGCTTCCTGCAGCGCCGGCATTACCAGGACTTCCTGCTGCTCCAGCGTTTGCTCCAGTTCCTGCGGCCCCAGTATTTCCAGCACTTCCATTGGCGCCTGCATTACCAGGACTTCCTGCTGCTCCAGCGTTTGCTCCAGTTCCTGCGGCTCCTGTATTTCCTGCGCTGCCTGGTGTTCCTGCATTACCTGAACCACCGGCAGCGCCCGAAAGAAGTCCTCCATTGCCGCCTGCGCCGCCGTTGCCGTTAGTAGCACCACTTATGTTGCCTGAATTACCCGCGGTACCAGCATTGCCGGCGCCGCTACCACCTTGCTTTAAAGTCCAACCCGATGCTCCGCCTCCGCCTCCGCCGCCTCCGCCGCCTCCGCCTACACCAGCGTTGCCAGGAGATCCGGAGTTACCCGCCGTACCACCAGCTCCTCCTGCACCACCGGCGCCATTTGTTCCTGGGTTACCAGCATTGCCAGTGGCTCCTGGATTCCCAGCATTTCCTCTTGCACCGCCTGCACCACCAGCACCGTTATTTCCTGGATTACCAGCATTGCCAGTGGCTCCTGGATTACCAGCATTACCAGCAGCACCGCCTGCACCACCAGCACCGTTATTTCCTGGATTGCCGGCATTACCAGTGGCTCCTGGATTACCAGCATTACCACCAGCTCCTCCTGCACCACCAGCCCCATTGGTGCCAGGATTGCCTGTTCCTCCAATACCACCAGATGTCCCAGCTGTACCACCAGCACCACCAGTTCCTGCAGCTCCATTATTACCGGGATTGCCTGTTCCTCCAATACCTCCGGAAGTACCGGCCGATCCTCCGGCGCCGCCTGTACCAGCAGCTCCATTGTTACCGGGATTGCCTGTTCCTCCAATACCACCAGATGTCCCAGCTGTACCACCAGCACCGCCAGTTCCTGCAGCCCCATTATTTCCGGGATTGCCTGATCCACCTGGATTTCCAGAAGTTCCGGCCGAGCCAGCTGCTCCGTTTGTAGCATTTCCTCCAGCCCCACCAGTACCACCGGTTCCACCTGGAAAATTAGCTAAGGAACCAAACGTTGAAACGTTGCCTGGGTTTCCACTTGATCCCGGATTTCCGTTTGCTGCGCCAGTCCCAGCATTACCAGCAGCTCCGGCACCGCCTGGATTTCCTGCTGCTCCTGGATTAGCTCCAGTGCCAGCATTACCATTTGCTCCAGTATTTCCTGCTGCTCCGGCATTTCCAGGGCTCCCTGCTGCCCCTGGATTAGCTCCAGTGCCGGCATTACCATTTGCACCTGGATTTCCTGCTGCGCCGGCATTACCTGGATTGCCAGTAGATCCAGCGGTTGCCCCTGTTCCTGCATTACCATTTGCTCCAGTATTTCCTGCTGCGCCTGCATTACCTGGATTTCCTGCTGCTCCAGCAGTTGCCCCTGTACCTGCGGCCCCTGTTGTGCCGGCATTACCATTAGCACCGGCACCGCCAGGACTTCCTGCTGCTCCGGCGTTTGCTCCAGTTCCAGCCGCCCCTGTTGTGCCGGCATTACCATTGGCACCAGCTCCACCAGGACTTCCTGCTGCTCCAGCGTTTGCTCCAGTTCCTGCTGCTCCAGTATTTCCAGCATTTCCATTGGCCCCAGCTCCACCGGGACTTCCTGCTGCTCCAGCAGTTGCCCCTGATCCTGCGGCTCCAGTATTTCCAGCACTTCCATTGGCACCCGCACCACCTGCACTCCCTGAATTACCAGTCACTCCGCTACCGCCGCCTCCGCCGCCGCCACCGCCGCCGCCGCAAACGCACCCCCCAAGATTTGCGCTTCCACCAAAGCCACCATTTCCTCCGCCAGGAGAGCCTCCGGCGCCGCCGGGGGCAGAACAAGGCGCAAATGGGGTGCCAAAACAACCGCAGCCACCGCCCGGACTACCACCGCTACCGGCTCCGCCACCGCAAGGTCGGGCTGAACCTTGTCCGCCGCCTCCTCCCGTACCTGCGCTACCGCCAGTGCCACCAGCACCGCCGGCACCATTATTTCCTGGATTTCCAGAGTTTCCTGTGGCACCTGGATTCCCAGCATTTCCTCTTGCACCGCCAGCACCGCCGGCACCATTGGTACCAGGATTACCAGAGTTTCCTGTGGCACCTGGATTCCCAGCATTACCAGCAGCACCGCCAGCACCGCCGGCGCCATTTGTTCCTGGGTTACCAGCATTGCCAGTGGCACCTGGATTCCCAGCATTACCAGCAGCACCGCCTGCACCACCGGCACCATTAGTACCGGGATTGCCGGAGTTTCCTGTCGCTCCAGCATTTCCAGCAGTACCACCAGCACCGCCAGCTCCGCCAGCACCATTCGTACCTGCATTGCCAGTGGCACCTGGATTCCCAGCATTCCCTGCAGCACCTCCGGCTCCTCCTGGGCCGCCAGCACCGTTTGTGCCAGCATTTCCTGATGCGCCGGGATTTCCAGATGTTCCAGCTGTACCACCAGCACCGCCAGCTCCGCCGGCCCCGTTTGTGCCAGCATTTCCTGATGCGCCAGGATTGCCAGATGTCCCAGCTGTACCACCAGCACCACCAGTTCCTGCGGCCCCATTATTTCCAGGATTACCAGCATTGCCAGCAGTACCAGGATTGCCTGCATTACCAGCGTTTCCATTGCCGCCACGACCAGATATATCTATAGAATATACGCCTGCAGGAACGACGAATGTTGCGGGGGCATTGAATACTTGTGTGGCTGGAGCAGCCTTACCTGAAGCTCTAAATACATTTAATGGCATCGTATAACCTTCTTATTAACCTGTATTTGCAAGAGATAAGGCACCGAGATATGTTGTACCTCCGTCGAGGGTAAAGAAACTGAAGACATCGATTTTATTTGCACCAGTTGACATCGTCGGTGTCGAAGCATTCGGATATTTAACAGAAGCCGGCCACGTGATTATTCTCGATCCCGTGGCGTCTTGTTTACAATGAAGTGTGAAACTGTATGCATTGCCCGATGCAGGAGGATTTGAAAATGTAATTGTAATAGACGCGTTGGCCAATGTCAAATCGAATACGTTGGATAGTGATAAATCTACAGTGTGAGTAGTTGTTGTTATAGTATTGGCAACAACTGCTTCTTTGTATGAAGCAAGCTTAGGATTACTTAACACATTATTTGCCATTGCAACGTTGGCATTAAGAGTAGTAATACCAGCTACTTGTAGCGTCGAGGTTACGTTGGCAAAACCAGTGATCGTAGTATTACCGGCAGCAAGGGTGGTAATTCCAGATGCAGCACCTGCGGCTACAAGAGACGAAACAGCAAGTGGTTGACTGTTTGTAGACCAGCGATCATTTGTTTCATCCCAGACGAACTGAACGTTGGCAGACGTCCCGCGCATGATCTCGAAGCCAGCATTCTCAGTAGGAGGATTAGCTCCAAGATCTGCATTCAGCGTAACAATATTATCACCAACGTCGAGTGTTGTGGTGTTCACGTAAGTTCTTGTACCGGAAACTGTCAGGTTACCCGAGAGTGTAAGATCGGCGATTGATAATGTGGAATTCACATGAATACCAGTCGTATTGACCGTAAGTGTTGGCCCAGCAGTTACTCCAATTGTACCACTAGTTGTAATCGTTCCACCAGAAAGTCCATTAGCCGTGGCGACTGAGGTTACACCTCCACCGGTGGCACCTTGAGCACCTTGAGCGCCTTGAGCACCAGTAACACCTTGAGGTCCAGCAACACCTTGAGCACCAGTTGCGCCAGTTGCGCCTTGAACACCTTGAGCGCCGGCAACACCTTGAGCACCAGTTGCGCCAGTTGCGCCTTGAACACCTTGAGCGCCAGCAACACCTTGAGCACCTTGATCACCCGTTGTGCCTTGAGCACCAGTTGCGCCAGTTGCGCCTTGAACACCTTGAGCGCCAGCAACACCTTGAGCGCCTTGAGCACCCGTTGTGCCTTGAGCACCTTGTGCACCGGTTGCACCTTGAGCACCTTGAGCGCCTTGAGATCCGAGAGTAAGTGAAGCACCATTTAAAGTTGTAACTTGAACAATATCACCAGCAATCGCATTCGATGTAAGCGTTAAGACCGTGGTATTTGTCGTGTTATAGTCAACGGCCGCAATCTGACGCGAACCATTAATGAAGACGCTTTCAAGCCCTAAAGTATATACGAATGTGTTTGATGTGTCGTCTAATCCTGTAAACACCGTGGTATTCGATGTGACAGTAAACGTATAGGTATTCATGGTAGCAGCATTTGCCGTACCGCCTGAGCCCCAATAAACTCCTGTTCCATTCGATGAAAGAACTTGGCCGTTGGATCCAGAAGATCCGTTGGCTACGATCGTAGTGACAGCGAGAGAAGAGAGATTTGAACCAACTTCAAAGATGGCATTCGCAGCATCTGAAGAGAAGACTTTACGGTCAGTTAGGTTGACTGCAAATTCACCGTTATCAATAAAGCCGGAATTTGCTACGTCAGTAGTATTAGCTGTACGACCAGAAATTGTCGTGCGCTTAAATTGAAATTTATTTGCCATTCTCAACCTCTATATAGAGCAACGAAGCGGTTATGTAACCCCTAATATTCTATTTATACAGAAGTATCTTCAGCTTTTTTATTTTTATTTCCAAGCTTTTCAAGATCAACAATTTTTGCTTGAAGACTGGTCATGGTTTTATCGGCCATGACCAGTCTTGTTTCTAGCATGATGTTCTTACTTGTAAGATCATGTACACTCGCGAGTAATCGATTGATGTACTCATTTACAAATTCAGCTTCCATAAATTAGAATGTCCCGCCGTCGAGGGTTGCGTATACAACTGCTGTACCGTTAGACTGAAGCACGAATCCAGTAGAGCCAACAGCTAATTTTCTAAAACCGTTCGAAGAGTTAGCAACTAAAATGTCTTCTGCAGTAACAGTCGCGAGTCCAGTACCACCGCTTGTTCCAGGCAGTGCAGTCGAAAGACTCAATGTATTCGCTGTGATACCAACCGCGAGTGTCGAGTTCGCAGTAAGAGTAACGTTAGTCGCGTTCGAAACCAAACCACCAGAGTTTAGGAATGCTTGTAATGTAGCAGTAGTATAACCGGCTGCTGCAGTGTCTACAGTTGTTGTAGGTTCTGTTTGAGAACCAGCAAAGAGCTTATAAACGCCATCTGTAGCATCACGGAAAAGACCGGTATATTTAGCTCCAGTGGCACCGTATTGACCATAAAGACCGATATCAAGAATGTCGGTTGTTGCGTTTCCGTTTGCAAGTTCAATCAACGAATCTTGGACTGTCAGGTTGGTAGTATCGATTGTCGAAAGCGTACCGAGAACAGTCAGATTTCCGGAAAGAGAAAGATCTGTAATCGAGAGTGCAGTATTAACATGGAGTCCAGCAGAGTTGACCGTGAGTGTTGAACCAGTGGTAAGGCCAACTGCATCTGCAGTGACATTAATACCGTTAGCAGCACCAACATGAACTCCAGTCGCGTTAGCTGTAAGACCATCACCGCCAACAACGTTGATACCAGCGCCATCAACAGAAATACCGTTAGCAGCTTTGGCAAAGACGCCTGAAGTATTCGATACAATACCGTTGTTTGCTACAACAGCAATCGTGGCTGCACCACCTTCACCAGATGAGGATCCAGAAATACCGTTACCAGCTGTGATAGTAGCAACATAGTCGCCTGATGTACCCGAACCAAGAGCAACGTCGCCTGAAAGTTGCGATGTGGCAATTGAAAGTGCAGCAGCATTGACATAAACGCCCGAGGTATTCGAAACAATCGTACCGTTACCAGATACGACATGCACACCTGTTGCGTTCGAAGCAATACCAGCTCCGGCAACAACAAAAACGCCTGTTGCGTTTGCAGATAGACCGTTATTTGCAATAACGTGTACGCCTGAGGTATTTGAAGCAAGACCGCTATTTGCAACTACAGCAATCGCGTCTGCAGAGACGCTGATACCGTTACCAGCACCAACATCAAGAGTTACCTCGCCAGATGTACCGCCACCAGTAAGACCAGAACCGGCTACGACTGATGTAATATCACCATCTTGAGGTGTTACCCAGTATACAGCTGTTCCGTTCGATGCAAGAACTTGTCCTGCAGTACCATTTGTGCCATTTGCATTAAGAGCAACGTTAGTTCCAATATTGATCTGTGTGGCATTTGCTACGAACGCCGTACCAACACTCACAATCGCTGCGTTCACGGTGCCTGTAGAGAATACACCGGTGGCATTCGCAACAAAAGAATTAGAACCAACGACGAAGTTACCGCCAGAGCCAGCAAGAACGCCGCCGGCAACAGACAGTTTATTATTGGTATTATCAAACGTAAAGTCTGCGTCTCCGGCTAATGCGCCAGAATTATTAAATTGAACTTGTGTATTTGAACCAGATACGCCAGAAGTAGGAGTTTCCCAATAAGCGGCTGTTCCATTTGAACTCAGTACTTGTCCGTTGGTACCCGTCGAACCATTGGCTGTAACTGTTGTCACAACAGCGTTAGCAACAATAATCTTGTCGATACCAGAGGTACCATTCGCAACGAGTGCTTGGTTGGCGGTCAGTATACCAGGATTAAATTTACCGGCAATGGTGATCGAAGCACCATTCGAACCAATAAATAAGTGATCGCCATTTGCTGTAAACGCTAATTCACCGTTAGCTAATGTTGGCGCATCAGCTGTCGTTAACGACCTTTTAATTTGAATTAAATTGTCTGCCATTTGGCTATTCCTTTTAGGTTAAAATGATCCGCCGTCGAGATCTACTGCTAGATCCGCGAATGACAGTTGTCTCACCTCATATTTATCATTTTGAGAATTGTAGATTAATGTAGCGCCATTGGCGGCTTCAACGACGCTGACGTCGAGTATGTTTTCAATACTTCGTATTTCTTGAATTTGATTTTTCAGAGTAATAGGACCAGCAGATGATAATCTGCCGTTGTTATTTGTAATTGTAGCGACTAAACGAGATGCACCTGCCATTATCTTGTAACTCCTGGTGTAACTGTGACGATACCTTCAACAAGACGAGAAACTGTTCCGCTGCCATCAGTCAACTCACAGTCATATACGTATCTTCCGGCTGTAAGGCCATTTGTGGTATTTGCCGACATCGAAAGAGCGACGACGCCAGTCACAGCAGTAATCGAAACTGTAAATGCGGTTTGAGCGGTCGAAGTATAATGCTTACGCATCTGAGCGGCACCTGTAAATCCTGTAAGATTTACGATGTTACCATTTTCATCAGTCACATCAATAGACGTAGCAAATGAAGTGCCTTGATCGATAATGATATTTGCTTTCAGTGCCATTTAATTCTTCCGCTATGTTTATTCAAAACTATAAGATGTTACAGTTATCACCCAATATTTAGTTTCTGCACCATTTGATGCTGATACGTTAAACGTTTGTTCATTGAAACCACCTGTATAAGCTGCTACAAGTTCAATTGATGAAGCACTTCCTCCACTTGCAACACTGGCGTATCCACTAAATCCATCTCCTCCAGTATAAGTCCAAACTACGCTTGAAGAAGCTGTGATAGTATAACCTGCTTGGGAACCATACGCTTCGGCAGTGTCAAAAGTCGGAGATGATATTGTGCCGCCCACGGGACTAAAAGTAACTAAGGCTACATCTGCATACGGACGTATTCCTACATATTGCCACGTAGATCCATTCCACATTTTAACGGCGGCAAAATCTTGGCTCCCGACCCACGACGAGCCGTTCCAATATTTAACAGGTTTAGCAGATAGGAACGTTAGCGGCACTTATTATTCTCCTGGCTTAGATGGCCAAACAACGTCTGCTGCATTTGTATAAGTCTGAGGAAGATCTCTTAAAGTTTGACGATATGTAGCCCAAGCAGTTTTATCTCCAGGCCAATCTGCCATTTGAGTATAGTCAGATAAAGCTAGAAGATTATTTCTTTTCGATCTAATTTGTTCCCAAGTAATTACCACGACTCGATCTTGCAAAACAAGATTTCCTTGTGATAAAACCAATTCTTTATTTTGCATATTCATACCATGGAGAAACTGCTGGTGTTGCTCTGCGGTAATTTCAACAATATCTTGCGGCAATGACGGATACCCAAAATCAGTATCGTAAAAACCTTTTGTTGTTGGGCTGTAGTAAATTGTCATTTTATTAATATCCCATTGCTAACCAGTAACCGGTATGAGAACTTTCATCTCCGTTAAACCAACTGAAACCAGTTGTTGATACACTAAAAATGGTTGCACCTTTAGAAGCCTGTCCAAATACGCCTGTATCTCCTACGCCATTCATCACAGCTCGGGCAACCGCGGTGAACGATGTTGGAAATGATCCAGATCCTGTAGTATTTGGAGTAACAGTTACTGTTCCCCACTGAATAATTGCTCCGTTTGGCAACTTAGTCCATCCATTTGACGAGAGACTTTGTGTATATCCTGTAGTTCCTGCAGTGTCAATCCAGATATCACCAGCCGCTGAAGCAGTAGGTTGAGTCGCTGTTACAAAAACTTGGCCGCCACTTGTAAATCCTGCGGTGACGTGTCTTAGAATAGGCGCGACAGCACCAGATGCACTTCCTTGGGCACCTTGTGGTCCGGTTGCACCTTGAGCACCTGTTATACTTGAACCTGCCGCGCCTTGAGCACCAGTTGCACCTTGTGCTCCGTTTATTCCAGGAGATCCTTGAGGACCAGTTGCACCTTGAGCGCCTTGTAATCCTTGAGCACCTTGAGGACCAGCAACTGAAGATGCTGCACCTTGTGCACCTGTAAGGCCTTGCGGTCCCTGTGGTCCTTGGATACCTTGCAAACCTTGGGCGCCTTGAGGACCGGCAACGGTTGAAGCAGCACCTTGAGCACCAGTTGTTCCTTGCGGTCCCTGAGGTCCGATAATTCCTTGTGCACCTTGTGGTCCCGTCGGTCCTTGAACCGAAGGTCCTTGTGGTCCTTGAGAACCAGTTGTTCCCTGTGGACCCTGGGAACCAGTTATTCCTTGCGCGCCTTGTGGACCAGGAACTGTCGAAGCTGCGCCTTGAGCACCAGTTGGTCCTTGAGAACCGGTAGATCCTTGAGCGCCTTGAGCACCAGTTGCACCTTGCGCACCTTGAGGTCCAGCAAGTTGCGTCCACACCAAGTTAGCTGTCGCTCCACTTGATGCAAGGACGAAACCTGTTGTTCCAGCAGATTGTGTAGGTAGAAGGTTATTGATCGATCCGCCTGTACCGCCCCGAGATGTAGGAAGTGTACCGACAGTAATAGCAGATGCATCAACAAATACGCCTGCCGCGTTTACTGTTAAACCAGCATTCGCTACAAAACTAATCGTAGGATTTCCAGAAACGCCGTTGCCGTTTGTTACGCTAATGCCGTTCGTAGAAGCAATCGATACCGTAGTACCTGTTCCTGTACCAGTTCTGACTACGATACCATTCGCCGAGATATTGTATACGGTGTTAGCATTGCTTGCTGTACCAGTATAGAGCGACGAGTTAACGCCTGCTCCACTCGGGAAATTCACCGTATTTGTAACGGTGATATTGTTTGCAAAGACATCAAAGCGAGCAGTCGTAGTACCAAGTGCACCACCGTTTGCATCTGGTCGTAGTGTTCCATAAGATGTCGTATTAAATACGAAAGCATTGAAACGGTTTGAAGTATTACCGAGTGGCTGCTGATCTGCAATCAGAAGAACCCCGCCTTGACCGATGGTAACGTTGGCGTATACAAGAGAACCATTTACTACAAGGTTACCAGATACAACAAACAAGTCGTTTTTAAAGTGCGCGTTGGCTTCTACGTCGACACGATCATAGAAGATCGCGTTGCCAGAAGCAACTAGACCGTTATCAACCTTAAATCTATTATTTGCGCCTGACATATATTACCTTACTTAATGAATTGAGCAACAACTTTTGCAGCCGTGCTAGATCTTGTTTGATTGACATATACTCTTACGTTTGCAGTAGCCACGTTCGCAGAGAAAGTACCAAGTAAGCTGACTCCGGAATTAGCTGCAACAGGTGAAGAAACCGTACCATATGTTGTAAGCTGCGCAGTCGAATTATCATGAGCAAGTAGTACTTCAGAGATCTGTGTATTACCAGCATTTTTCAATTGAATGAGAAGTTTAGCAGTGCTATAGTCTGCCTTTGGATATTCGAAGACAAGAAGATCTGAACCAGTCGTAGCTCCAAGATTTCCGTTTGCAAAGATATCAACTACGTGCTCAGTCTTGAAAGTCACGATGTTTGCATGTGTAGCAGGACCAGTCACTGCGAGCGTATTCGCTAGAGCAGTTGCTCCTGTTACTCCAAGAGTACTCGAAAGCGTTGTAGCTCCAGTTACAGTGAGCGTATTCGAAAGATTCGTATTTCCTGTAACCGTCAGCGTATTTGCAAGAGCAACGTTCGAACTGACTGTCGCAGCACCTACAACAACAAGATGGCTTGTCGGCGTAATGGTAAGATTCGCAGATGCAGTGATCGATCCATTACCAATCGCCGTATTAAACGTTGCATTCCCAACAAGAACCGTAGTAGCATTTGCAACGACATTCGCTCCGACTGCAACAACTGTTTGGTTAGCAGTAACAATACCTGCAAAGAATCCTGTCGGTGTAACGTTAGATGTCGACGTTGAGTTGACAATGCTAACAATTCGAGTATTCGCTAAAACGGTATTACTACCTTCTGCGGTGAAGAATCGAAGCGATGTTAACTCAGAAGCGTTAAGCGTATTACCTACAAATACTCCGCTACTATTTGCTACAACGTTACCAATCGCACCTGTTCCAGTGATTTGCACTGTACCACCATTGGTAGCATTTGCCGTGACGTTTGCGCCGAGCGAGATCTGAATAGTATTGGCAGTAAAGATGCCAGTTTTAAATGCGTTCGGTTCGATGTTTGCAGTGGCACTCGAGTTAGCGATGCTAATGATTCGAGTATTTGCAAGAGTGGTGTTTGAACCTTCAGATGCAAGGAAACGAACTGATGTGACTTGTGAAGAGTTTAAAGTATTACCTACATGCAGGCCACTACTATTTGCAACCGTATTGCCGACCGTACCAGTTCCTGTTACTTGGATCGTGCCGCCGTTGGTAGCATTCGCAGTGACATTGGCACCAAGTGAAACTTGAATGGTGTTAGCTGTAAAGATGCCTGTCTTGAAACTGATAGGATCAATATTTGCAGATGATGTTGTATTGGCAATGCTAATGATCTGATTGTTTGCGAGTACGGTATTGCTACCTTCTGCGGCAAAGAATCGAACACTCGTCATCTGACTGTTCGTAACAGTATTGCCTACATATAGGCCGCTGCTATTTGATACACTGTTACCTACTGCTCCGGATCCTGTGACTTGGATCGTACCACCATTCGTGGCATTAGCAGTGACATTGGCACCTAATGTAATCTGAATCGTGTTCGCTACAAACAATCCAGTGCTAAAGCTAATTGGATTCATCGTAGCAGTGTTAGTGCTATTCGCGGCAACAACTGCGAATGCAGTTGCTGTTGTATTCGTGGTCGAGTTCGACTGAATCGTCAGCTTCGTTGTGTTAGCGACAAGGTTTGCACCAGTCAAACCAGCATGTAGACCGTACTGCCACATGAATGTGTTCGAAGAACCATTGGCAACTTCCAGACGAATTTCGGTCGATGTCACGTTGCTCAGAACAGTGTTCGTACTGATCATGAGATTCGCAAACGAACCGTTGACGTTTCCGCCTTTCATCCAGTTTGTTACGACGAGATTATTAGCCCCGAATGTTCCGTATAGCTGAGCTGTTCTTGGAAACGCAGTGTTACCCGTGTTTGCATACGTGCTATTTGCAGTGATGATTTCTGTCGAAAGCGCGTGAAGAAGTTCATTGGTCTCGAGGAGCCAAACCTCGAACGAGTCGGTAATTACATCAACATTAGCTACTGGTCTTGACATTAATTTCTTCCATTCACTACTTGTAAGAGTAGAGTTTTAATTTCTTTGAGATCGTCTTCGACTGCACTGATTCTATTCGATAGCTCTTTGCTATTCTTCGCTTTCGATCTCTCTGCTACAAACTTTGCATAAGATGCATCGTCTGTATTTATGAAAGCTCCAGTAGAAGTATCTTTCATGAATCCATCAGTTTCAGTCTTGACTAACATTATGCGGAAACTCCGATAACCTGAATAGCCTCTACCTTTGGAACAATGTGAGATTGCGTTGCAAGAAGAACGATCTTAATTTGCATCGATGTATAGCGATCGAACTCTACATATTCTGAGTTGACATATCTTACAGTGTTATCATTTTCAACATTGTTCCATGCAATATTTCTGTACTTCAGTTTATCGATAACAATATCTGATCTTGTAACTCCGGCCGACACGAGACTTGAAGTTGTAATGTTTCGATATGTGCTGATCGCAGTAGTATTTGCTGCCGAGACCACGAACACTTCATGATTACCAAAGTCTTGATCTTTGATTCGAATCAAGTCGCCAGCAGTCACTGTCGCCGAATGATCGCTTGTTGTAGTAATTGTATTCGAACCAGATGTAATTGATCCAGTTCCTGGAAGAGCGACTTGAAGTTCAGGAGCAGTATCAAATCCATATGTAAACTCGTAGAAGTCATTTGGATCTGTCGAGCTAAAGCGATCGATATTATCTTTTAATACAAGCGGAGTCCACGCTTTACTTTGGAATGATTCTCTGTCTGCCGCGTTATGAACTTTTGCATAGACTTTGATTTCTGTTCCAGCTGGACGATATCCTGTCAGATATACTACGATATCTTCTGCATATTTGTCTTGGGCAAATCTAATAACTTTTGAAAGATACTTCGATTTAGCAAGGCCGTTTGCGCCAGTTTCTGTATCATAACTAGCAATGCTGCTAAGTCCTACTGTTCTTGTTTCTGTGTAAACGTTGTTGATGTCGTTCTGATAGAAGTAGAAGTCAAGTTCGCGAGTCGTTGCATAAGGAACGCTGAAGCGGTCGATTTCGGCACTGCTCACAGCAATATTTAGATTCGCGACAACTGATTTTCTTCTGTCTCCAAAAAGATTCGAGCTCTTTGAGGTATCAACTTCGACTGAGCGAGATAAGATATATCCTGTCGCCGACGTATCATTCATTTGAAGAAGATTAATGTTTGTTGATGTAGAAGACAACTGATTCGCAGAGTTGGCAATCTTATAGTTAAGAGTAAATGTAGATCCAGAAGGATTGCCGATTAAGAATGAAGGCTTAAAGTTATCAACAGGATAGCTATCGATAGAAGCGATATTTGCAGTTGCTCCTGATCTTTCTCCTATAATTCTGCCGCCACTCACCGCAAATTTGTTTGTAGCATTTGCTGAAGAGTCTGCCAAAATCAACTTATACTTTGGATAATCTATGTTATAAGCTAAACCTACAGGAGGAACTTTATAATCGATTCCAGAAGCAGAGAAAGCTGGCAGGCTTGCAATTGTCATATGCGTGGCATTCGTGATAGCATTGACAGACAGAATCTGTTTTGCGCCGCCGCTTTGAACTAAAATTTTAGCTCCGCCAAAAAGATTAGTAAATGTGGTTGCAATACCAACTACGTTCAAACTGTTCGTAGAAACTGTGACAGTGCCACTGGCATTCGCGATGTCTTGATAGATGTATTCTCCACCGATAAATGCACCTGTATTGGTATTGTCAATCGTAAAGAATTCATAATCTTTATTTACAAGACTGATTGTAATGTTATTGGCAGTGTATCTGGCCACCTTTACCTTAAACTTCAGATCTCTGTCGCTCAGTGAACGATGAGTAGAAGTGTTCGTAGGAACATATAGCTTTCCGCCATGTGTTCCTCTTGAACCTACAGACAATGTATTAGTAATCTGACCGTCGGTTACGAGTCTATCACCGAGTACGTTTTGCCATACATCAAATCCTGGATCATTAAATTTAAGAACTAATCCGTAATGCTTTCCAGTGGCCAAACGAACAGGATCTTTAAATCCGATTACTGTTGCCGCTGAAGCATCTTGAGAAGTATTAATCAAATCATACTGAATAAGAGTCATGGAGTTGCGAAGCTGACGAGTCTCAAAAGGAGAATCGTTTTCTACTTCGCAAATCCAAGCATTTACTGTAGGAGCCACTGCACCTGAAACGGTGGCTCCACGCACAGGCTTAGCTTTAAAGAATACGTCGATGGATGTGAGCATGACTTCAGGAGCGTTAGCCACTGTTTGCGGATTCACGTAAAAGGTTTGAATATAGTTAAAGCCAGACATGCATTTCCTCTTTTATTTTTATTATTTATCTACCACTCTGTTGATCTTATGGTATATTGAAATTTATCTGTGATTCAAAGTTTCGAAGATCGAGTCTAAGCACGTTGTAAGTACCACTTGGATCAATGAATGTATCAACTGCTGATTCAGTTGCATTACCTCCTCCGCCACCACTCTGAGTGTTAGTTCTGGCGTCAGCTTGTGCAACAGAAGTAGAAGTGGTTGAAGCAGTAACATTCAGATTATTAGTATTTGTAGCAGAAAGATTAGAGTAGTAGGCAAGAGTAATTGCACCTGCTGCTCTCGAAGTTCCATCAGTGTTTTCAATTACAAATCGTTTTTGTCCAGCAATATTAGAGATGATACGATTTTGTGCCGTAACATCAGTTGCCGCTTCATCGAGACCAGCATCATAATAAAAATCGAATGTCATGACACCGTTTTCGTCGCTTCGAAGGCCAGTAGTATTCGTTGTAGATGTTCTTACTTGTGAACACTTCGAAGTTCTGTTTTCTCCATCAAACGTAAACGTATGATTTGTATTCGGCTTCAAGCCAGATACAGAAATTACAAACTTCTGAGAATCGGCAATGTATTGTTGATTAATATCGCCGCCAAAAACGTAATAATTAAGCAACGAATTGGTAATTGTAAATGAACTCGGGTTTATGTTATGTACAGCGCCCGTATATTCAAACGTATTTGGATTCGCTACCGTAATTGTCGAAGTTGTTACAGAATCTGTAGGATATTGCAGAAGGTAACCATAAGTTCCCGTTCTACCTTCTCCACCAAATAGACCACCGCGTTTCTTGCCCTTGTATATTCTCACTTTTGCATATTGGCCTGCCGCAGGATCATGCGTCCACGTGATCTTAAATTGATCTTCAAGGAAAGTACCAGAATCGATACCAGTTGGATATGACTTACGCTCTATGCTTCCGACATGCTCGACTCCACGACCATCATTTAATTGTCTTATTTGATAGAGTCTGGCAATATCTGCGCTGGTAATAGAAGTCGCAGAAGCAGAAGTTTGAGTGGCCGTCCATGGACCATTTTCTGAAGCTCCTTGATAGACGGTTGCCGAAATGGCATTGTCGCGAGAAACTACATAAAGTTCTGCTGGTCCAGAAAGACTGCTGAATCGATAAACGAATTCTTCGAACACTGTACCAGAATCCGAAACGCTGGTGCTTCTTTCTCTTGCTACTGTTGATTCTATTCTTTGAGTAACAGTAGTAACAACCACATTTCCAGTTGTATTTGCAACAGTATTTGCAGCAGTATTTGCAGCAGTATTTGCAACTGGAAGAGGTCCAGCAGTCGCGACGCTTTGTTCTCCAATAACAAACTCGTTATATGGAAGTGTCAGAATGCCATCTTCTTGTCCTGTGCCATCTGGCTTAAACTGAAGATTTAACTCTCTCAGATATGGACCAAGCTGGTCGTTTTTAATAGTAGCATAAAATTCTGGGCTTCCGATGTCTGCATAAACATAGTCGGTGAAAGGATCTACGAAGAATCCAAACTTAAATCTATCAAGTGCCGCGTCGAGGCTACTCGGAATAAATCTTGCCTTTGCGAGCGCTTCGGCAAGAGTAAACGATACGTAATATTCCAGATCTTTAATTCTTCTATCAAGGCTACCGATATCAGACATCGTATAACGGCGTTGCTGAATGCGAGTTCTTTGAGAAGCACTAATTGAAGGCTTAATAGTATAGACATTCTTTCTTTTTCCAGAAATAGCGCTCGTCACCTTTGTATCTGTGATAGCAATCATCTCAGTCGAAAGCACTTCTGGAAGAGAAGGATACGGAGGAATGTTGTATATTTGCAAAGTAAGAGAGCTATCTTGTGCCGGTGGCAGGACAGGAGAAATGCTTGGTTCGCCACCTTTTATTTCAAATCCACCGATAGAATTGATAATAACTCGATCAACTCTTCCAAGATAAGAACTTACATTTGCAGACAATGTAGAGTTAGGCACAGGGAAAAATGCGCTAGCCGAAGAGAAGTAGTTTGTATTCGAAGGCAGTGTAGGATTGATAATCGACGCAGCGTTTGCACCAGCAGCAACTGAAGAAATATCAGTCACATAGTTGATTGTATTTGCAGCCGATGGACGAAGATCTACGCAATCTCTTACGTCATAATAAATTCCAGTTTTTCCTTCGAACTCTGGAAGTTCCATCGTATTAATGCTTACGTCGCTCACTAGCGAAGCAAGATTTGCACTGTCATTGATCGTATAAGAAGAGATTGTCTTGACACCTGACGCAGATTGGAAAGCATCAAACTTTACAAGAAGAATATCATTCGCAGCAAGCGCATCGTATCTTGGCTTTCTGACAAGCTTCGAAATATCAAGGAAATCTTCATTTTGACCTGAGTCAATATAAAACTGGTTCGTGACGTCCGTAACACCGAATGTATTCTCGGTGAAGTACATCGTATTGCCAGTAAACTTATGAGCAGAAGTACTGTTTGAAGTCAGTGTAAGATTTGCTCCGCCGCGAGTAGCAGAGAGTGCGAATCCAGATGTATTTGCATATACGGCAAAGTATGTGGTAGCATTTGCAAGGCCACCGAGTACTCCGACACCTGCAGCATTCGAATATAGAAGAGAATCGCCGTTCGCGAATGGGTTATTCGTGATAGTAATAAACGCGTTAGCGGTTCCAGATCCTGTAATATCTGTGGCTACGTTAAACGTAATATCTTGAGCAGTCGCGTCTTTCTTGTATACTCCACGAAGGCGATATACGTCAGATACACCGAGCGGCCATGGTCCTTGAATACCTGCGCTGTTGTTATTTGCAATACGAATTCTTGCATAGTTACCACGATTTGACGTCTTGGCAGCAGAGCTTACATTGTTTCTTTGTGCATTATACACCACCGAAACAGGCATCGACGCGGCGGCATTTGAAGTAGCATTCGCAACATTATTACCGAAGTAGATCGTCATGACTTGACTGTTCGAACTATCAACGTTCGCCCACTTCGTGGCTTTATTTGTCAGTGAGATCGGAATATTCTGTGGATAATAAAGAGTAATGCTACCACCAGAGTATGTTTTGCCTGGAGCAGTGGCGAGAGTCATTAATGTACTATTTGCAATCGATGCGATTTGGGCCACAGCAGTATTTCCAGCCGTAGAATTGGCAAGAAGAACATAATCTCCAGGAGAAAATTGTGTAGTAAATAATGAACCAGTTCCTACAACATTAGCAGTCGTATTATTAGCAGTACTAATAGTGCCTGTTGCGGTTATCTGAGACTTAAAGTTACCATTAGGAATTACAATCAAATCGCGTTTCTCAGAAGTATTCAGCTCTTCTGTATACGGGAAATATTCATTTGATGAAAGATTTAAAACAACATAACCGTCAGAATTAGAAGTTTCAGTTGTGTTAATGGTTCTGTATTGATATGTGATGTTAGAAACATTCGACGTAGCATTCTTTAACTTGAAAAGAAGCGATGAGTCTGAAGTATCTCGAAGTACTGCTCCAAGAGTAGCATCAATTACTACGTCAGCAATTGCTTTATTGCCACTGCTATAGTAGATGCTTCTTACGTCCTTAGTATTTGAACCGCCGTTCATCTTAATGTCAAAGAGATACATTCTGTATACGGCATTCGAATTACCTACATCTCCACTCTGATAAGCAAAAGTGCGGAGTCTTGCTGTACCAATCTTCGTTCCGACTGGGGAAATTGTAGTCGAGCCAGTGCTAATATAATTGGCGGCATTCGCATAAAGATCTACTTGACCACCGATGTCAAAGTTGAACGAACCGGCAAGTTCGTCGACTTCGAAATAGTTACCATAACCGAGACGAGTTTGCGAAGCAGGATCATTCAGCTTCGTCGTACCCTTATTCATGTTTTGCTTATAGTTGTCGATAGTTTCGATACGAATACCGTTGATATAAGCTTTACCCGGATCAATGTTCATCTTGACAAGGCTAGCAGTATCTGAGAATGTGCCAGAATCTTTCGTCAGTGTAAGGAACTGATCGATGACATAGTTGCCAGATTCTTCGTAAGTTCTTGCTGCGAGTTGACGTCCGATGACATTATAGACGGTGTCTTGATTTACACGATAAGGACGACCATCTGTGAACTCGATGATAGGAAGAAATTCTGAGTTTGCATCAGCTTCGGCTTTTGTCAGTACGCTGATGACTGGTGTCAGCTTTAGACGATCTGCACCAGGAGCGGCAAAGTTGAAAGTACCAGTGGCGTTGTCAAGAAGTGACTGATCTTGGTTCGAATTGACGATGCTTTCGTTTGTATAGAAACCGACAGACTTATCAAAGCCAGTATTCGAATACTTGTTCACAACTTCAAACTGAGAAGCAACTCTCGAGAAGAATCCTTTCTGATAGATTGTGCCTTCGCCGATCGTAACGCCATAACCAGTTCCGATAGGAACAGCTGTCGCGTTTGCTACTTGGATCGTAGCAAGGAATGTTTCTGCTGCAAGTTCGAGCTCGCCTAATTCGGTGGCAGTAAATGTAGAAGTGGTCGAGTTATTTGCGATGGTAACATGCGGTTCGACATAATAGCCTGAACCTTGTCCAATGATCTGAACAGCTGTGACTTTACCTAGACTGTCTGTTGTAAGTGAACCAACGGCACCTGAACCAACAATTGCAACTACGTTAGCAGATACACCAGATCCGAAGTTACGAATCTGCTCGCCAGCTGCAAATCGGAACTTAATCGTATTTGCAGAAATAAGATCAGAATATTCTGGTCTCACCTTCAAGATAAGAGCAGAGCTATTAGCAGTTGTATTCGCTTCGATAATCACGGCATTTGCAACACCGTTCTGAATTACAGATCCGGCCACAAAGCTTGCAGCTGCTGCTGCACCGCCAGTACTATTTTGTACAGCAAGTGCCGACATCACTACAACCGTGTCGCTATTACTAAACTTCGAAGCGCCATCGTTTACTTTGATATTGAAGATAGGATAAGACTTATTGAAAACTGTAAGAGTTTCATCTGCAGCAAATGAATCTGTTGAGAAATTATTTCCCGAACTGATGTAGTTCACAAACAGAGTGTTCAAATCTGGTGAACGAGATTGCAGACCAGCAGCCGTCTTTACGATGTATGCTTCGACGTTTGCAGCATTCTTAACATATAAGTTGTTATAAAGAGTGATATCGACTTGTAGACCATCGGTCGTCAGATCGTTGATCTTGATATAAGGAACTTTATCATGCTTAGTAATCGTACAACCATCGATGATTGTGCCACGCTTGAATACGTTGTCACCAAACTTCTCAATTTGATTTTGCAAGATTGACTGGAGCTGGTTAAGCTCACGGGCTTGGACTGCGACACCAGGCTGGAACAAGACTTTATAAAAGTCTTTCTTGACGTCGAAGTCATCAAAATAAGGAGATACGTTTAGGTTGGTTTCCAGAGCCATTTAATTAAAACTCCAATACTATCTTTATAATTTCTGATTTGTTATCGTTACGAGCGATAGGATCAAGATTCTCTAAGTAAAGAACCTCGCCGCTACCGACTACAAAGTCTCCATTGTATTTATTCAATAATGGGGAAAGCTCTGCAGAAGATACTACGCCTGCGATATCTCTGACTCCGCGAGGATCAAGATTGAAGATACCTGACTTATTGCTAATCCATAGTATGTCAGAACCATCGATCTCATCGAGATGGTGGACTCTACCGCGCGGTTGCGCATATGAAATAAGACTTTCTTGCTTAATCTCTTCATCTTCGAGGAACGGCACGCCGCCAGTGCTAAATGTGCCAATCAATCGAGTTAGCTGGCGAGAGTAGTTGAATGAACTTGCTACTCTGTCGTTGATTTCAATCGTTCCAGTAATAGATGCTGTCGTACCCGACACAGGAACTACGGTGTCTCCTGACATACCACCAACGCCGATGATACGACTGCCAGAAGTAAATACGCCTGCGACGTTTGACAATTCAATCTGACTTGGTCCAGAGAATGCAACTGTGCCGCTCGCTTCTACAACGATAGCTGACACTTCGCAATCTTCTGCCGTAAACGAGCTATTTGTATTTGCAGTCGTAATACGATAGTCTTGTGGAACATTGGCGACTGTCGAGATGTAGTTATTCGAACCGTCTGTGACAAGAACATAATCACCAACTTCAAAGGCATCTTTGTAAGTAGGAGCATCTGGATTTCTAAGAACTACAGTAATAACTCCGTTCGATCCTGATACACTTGCATCTCCATTAATCGTAATGAGAGGAGCTGAAGTATATCCAGTCCCGGCGTTAGTAATTGTAACAGATGTAATAACTCCTGAACCATTGTTTGCAAAGGTTGCAGCTGCACCAGTTCCATCGGTTCCTGAATTGTTGAAGACGAGTTGATTGTTCGCAGTGCTATCGTATCCTGTTCCACCGCTTACGATAGTAGCAGTAGTCGAAAGAAGACCAAAGTCTGTCTTTTCAATCGTCGTGCTTGCGGAAGTAATAGAAACGTTGCCGTGCAGCTTTAACTTTCTATATTGATAGACTTTCTCACCAACAGAAAAACCTGGACCAATTACATTGTTGATATTCATATCAACTTTTGTAAAGGCCGGATTCTTAATTACGCCGACTTGTCTAAAATCGTTTTCTGTAGAAATGATGCCGCTCTCGCTATTATTAAACTTAGCGCTGATGCATATTCTTTTTGCAAAGAGTTCATTGTAAGGATCTGAGCCATGACCATTCTTTGGAGAAATGATTGGACGCAATGATGCTGGTGCGAAGTATGTAGAACTTGACACAACCGGAGGAAGCTGAATAAATGTTTCGTCGAAAATAGATGGAGGAATAGTAATAGGCTGTTCAGAAACATATGATTCAGCCTTTCGATAGTTTTCTCCTACCGCTAGCAATTCGACTCTATTTACGGAATTTGTAGATGCCGCATCGATATATACAATTCCTTCTGCAGGAGTCGACTCTTCGCCGTCTCCCCAAACGAATGCATATGGATATACTTCATAAGTGTCTCCAGCAGAAGGAGTATTAATAAATGAGGAATCAAGAATAAATTTCTTCTGCGCAGAAGTGCCTTCATAGTTAACGATTCTTCGATACTCGCCGATAGCAAGACCCGAAGTCATCTTCATGACACAACCTTGATAGTAGTCATCGATTGATACTGCTGTCGCTGGTGCACCATAAAATGTAGGAATACCTTGAACAGTAATATCTGAAGTTAAGAGTGTGGCACTGGCAATATAGTTGTCATAGCCTGCGCCGGGATCTTCTACCTTAATGACTTCAATCGTTCCTCGAGTTGCTCCATCGATCACCGCGGTGTTGGCAATGATAGGAATGTATTGCGAAGTAGCAAACTTTTCGTACTGAGATTTTGTGATAGTGTACATGTATTTCCATACATAACCATCGCCTGTTTCGACAGGATTGAGATCAGCGGCACTACCTACACGAGAAGGTGCAACAGTCGAGTTGACATTGATAGTATCAGTGCTTTTGTTGAACAAGCACTTCCAAACGTTGTATTCTGTATCGTCATCGACAGTGATAAAGAAGTTCTTAGTTTCAAGATCTCCGTCAAGATGATCATACATCGCATAGTGTGTGTTTGATTGCCACAAGTTCTTTTTCGCCATATGAACTGCATCATCAGAAGAAATTCTCTTCGCGAAGATCATGTTGTCATAGACATTCGTATCTGTATCACGAATGCTATTATTCGGAACAGGAATAATCGTGTCGCTGTTAGCATAAGGAATATGACGAGCAGCATACACAAAGTAATCATTGTTAGCAAAGCTATTCATGAAGTTTGCAGCTGCCGCTACATTAAAACTACTCGTAATGAGTTTTTGAGTTACTGCCATTTATTCCTCTATCGTCTTTGTCAAGAAGTGACCAGCGTTGATATCTCCGCTAGTGCTACCATTCGCTGTTATATTTATAGGACTTCCATTCGCGGTTAACGATAGTTTCACCGTATTTGGAGTAGTATTTACGACATAATAGTTTTGATTATTAGCTAGTTTTTCAATTCTAAGAATGTGTGTTTCTACGGTTGCATTCGAGTAAACACTTACCGCTTTACCGATAGAGTTTGCAAGCTTTATTGCCGTAGAGTTTGCGCTTCGAATGAAAAACTCGTTACCTTCTGTAAGACCGATAGCAGCAGATCCACCATTTTTTGTGTACTTTACAACATCACCTCTTCTGAAGAGATTATTTGTTACACTAATCGTATTCGAACTAATTGTATTTGTAACAAACGTCAATGATACGTTTGCTTCTACAGCTGTGTTCGAAGTGGTGTAAAGAACCAAGTCTCCATTCGCAAACGGATTAATCAGTTTTGTTACAGTGTGCAGTTCGAGCGTATTACTGATTGCAACAGTATTCAAATTCAGAGCATCTCCGCCTCTTGTTTCAGAGATCTTGATACCTGTCGTATTCGCGAACACTACGTAATAGTACTCGTTATTCGATAGACTCGAAGAAGTTCCTACACCAAGTGTTTGTGCTTCTAACGTAGTATATTGTAAATAATCATGTACATTTAGTGGGAATGTGGTATAATAAGGATTAGTCCCTAACGATATTAGATCAGTATCATTGTTGACATCCATTACCTTAAACTTGAAACTGACATCTTCAATATCTGTTTCAATTGTATCATTTACAGTCGAAACGTCGTCGTTCGAGTTAAATTGAATTTCTTGCCCAGTAGAAATGCTTGTCAAAGCTAGCGCCGCGTTCGCTTCTTCTACGATCAATGCAGATCCGAAGAACTTTGTTCCTGCCATATGCATGACTTTCTTGAACATGTCAGAATATCTGTCTACTGAGATCTTCGAAAGAATCTCATATGAATACTCTTGGTAATAGTCTCCGTCGTGCACGTAGATATCGTCAGACAAGAATCCTTTCGAGCTTCTGTAATATCCGATTCCAAGGCCATGACCGTCGAGAACAATCTTTGCTGTACCAGATCTCAGATTATCTTCTGATACAAAGTCAACGATTTCGGCATTCGAATATGCAAAACCTGAATCGATGACTTGAAGAGCAGTGACTTCACCGTCCGATGTCACAACGTTTGCCGTAATATCTGCATTCAAACCGATAGGATATAATTCTGTGATATCTTCAGTCACGCCTATTACGTCAGCTTCGGCACCGGAGACTTCGCCGATCATTGGCTCATTCGGCAACCAAGTGTTTTCGAATGTGATTCTCTTGGCAAGCATCTGAGAACTGTTACTTGATTTTACAATGGCTTTGGCAGTCGATACAATCTCGAAAAGACTTACGCTCGAAACAAGACCATTCGCTGTCGGTACAGTGTATGAAAAGATGATTGAGTTATTGACAAGCGGAGCATTGTTTCCAGTGACTCTGATATAATTTCCAGTTGTGTTGGAGAAAACTGAAGAGACTGTAGAGTTGACAATGCCACCGGTGCTATTCGTCTGGAATAGCTTATCTTTTGGTAGGTAGCCTGGAAGAGTTGCGATCGTATGTGATTCACCGCCTGTCGAGTTGGCAGTAATGTTGATTGCAGATCCGCTTAAAGTAGAAGCTAATTTAAATCCTACGGTGTTCGCAGCAACAACATAGTAAACAGCATTTGCTGTCAAACCGCTGATGGCAGTATTGCCATTCGGAATTCTGTATTGAACGATTTGACCATTGGCGAACTCGTTCGTATAGCTACGTAGCTGATGACCAATCAAGTCAGGATTGTAATTTCTAAGGAAGTGCCCATTACTTCCAGGATTTGCTGCAGTTAAATCGACGTTGGCTCCACCGGCTGTCAATGAAAGTGCTAAGCCAGTGCTATTTGCATAGCGAACATAATACAGAGCATTCGCTTCGAGACCAGAAACCGCGGCAACATCATCTGTCACAACATATCTGACTTGACTACCGTTGGCAAATAAAGTATTCGCAGTCGCAATCTGAATAAAATCATTACTGTTCTGCACGTTAGTGTTTGAGTTAAACTCTGCTACGTTCGAGCTCTGCGTAATATTCACTTTCGCGAGTGTATTTGCTGCTTCGGTTGTGAGAGTAACACCAGTAGTATTAGAAGTAAGAACGTAGTAGAAGCCGTTGTTCGATAGGCCTGTCACAGCCGTATTCGCATTATCAGTAAAGTAACGAACAAGATCATTCGCTGCAAACTCGTTGCCAGTGATTGTAATAAAATCTGTATTCGAGTTGACTTCGTCCGTAGGATTAAACGACGACGTGATGTTACGATAGAAGATAAATTCTGATGCGCTGTTGGCTTCGTACTGAGATTGTACAGTAAACGTCTTGGCATCATACGTATTGCTATATGCACCAGAAGAAACTTGCAGATCAAAGAATTTCAGATTTGCCTGAGATTGGTTTACTATTTCTCCGACAACAAAGTTTCTCGTTGCATTTTCAAATGTAATCACAAAGTCTTTACGATCGAATCCTGCAATATATGGTTGGTGAGCAAGCACAAATGGATCAACGTTATAGTCTTCACCTGGATTGATCTGATTAAGTGATCCAATGATACCGATTTCAAATCTACCAAATGTCAAACATGCATATAGATTATCGAGTAAGTTGCCTTGTGGATTCTTTGGAAATCCAAAAGCATCTGAAGAGATAAACTCTGAAGCGAACACCTGATTCGCTTGTGCAATCGTCGATAATTCTGCCACTGCTGTAATTGCAGTATTCACAAGATTGTTGCCATATACAAGAATATTGCTATTTGCAGGAGTAGAAGTGGTGTTTGTGAAACCAAAGTCGCGAATAGGATCCTTGATAAGAAGATTCGTTCCTGTCACATCATATAATGTTGCATGCGCAGTCTTATATAAGAAGTGACCAGACTCGTTGGCTCTAGTCGCCGCGAATGCCGGAATATTGAATGATGTATTCGCAAAGCTTTCGCCAGGGAAACTCGTGCTATTAATATGAATGTACTTGTTCGCAGGACTCGAAAGAATGAGTCCAGTGGTATTTGAGAATGCAACGTAATAAGGTTTACCGCTTTCGAGTCCACTGATTACTGTATTTCCTGCGGCAACTTCATATGTAACACTCTCACCTGCAATATAGTAAGTATTAGCATCTGTAATAGTAATAAACCCTGTCGTTGCATTTGCAGCAGTCGAAGGATTAAATGAAACCTTGCGGATCTGTTGATATACTCTTTGACCTTCATCGAATCCAGTATTCGCTGTTACAGAGAGTTGAAGGCGGCTATAGTCGAGTGTATCTTGACTGTTGGCGGCAATGAGATCTGTACCAATGAAGATGACTTCTGTTTCACCAATCGTACCTACACCAAATCCAGCGCCTGTTCCAAAACTAATCGATGATATATTTGCGGTGGTATTTGAAAGCGGAGCAACGATCTTCGAAGGGAATGAACGAACATAGTCGCCACCGGTAATGTCGAGCGAATAAGATGTAATCTTAAAGTTATCTGCGTTTGCAGCGGTGTATACCGTATCTGTTTCGTTCCAGTATCCTTTACGAGAAAGAAATGTTAACGTTCCGCTGTTTGATCCAGAAGCATAGTTAGCAGTGATTACAGTACCTTCAGCAACAATCGCATTCGCGCTGTTGTAGATGTAGATGTTATTCGCAAAGGTAACGTTATTCGAAGAGCATTCATCAAACGCAATGACATGGACTTGCTTCTTAATGTCATATAAACCAGCGTTTAGATTCACATAACTGACGTTCGCAAAGATTTGATTGTTGGTTTGATTGATAAGCTTATACGTTAAACCGTAGTTATGAGCATTTCCAGTCGCGTTTGCCGATGCGTTTGCAGAAAGTATAAGAGAAGTTGAATTGGTTACACTGACTACGTTACCAATCGACGTGTTGCCTGTGACATAAAGTGTAGAGTTGATGTAGTTGTTATTAAAAGCAGTGGATGTTCCAGTGACTACATTGCTGGTAGTAGATGTAGTGATTGTGCCTGTTCCAACTTTGTAATCCCAATCCGCCATCCGCTTACTGTTTTTGAAAGCACCACGAGCATTGGCAAGAGTAAGTTGAACTTCACCTTCGAGCTGGATCACATTTGCCACTGTACCAGAAGCAGTAATATATCCTGCATTCTGTTGCTGTACGACATCACCTACCATAAATGTAGAAGAAGGCGCAGTAATAATAACAGCATAATCTGTCGGTATGTTCATGAACTTACCAGACATTGACTTGTCTGTCAGTGTACTTGCTGTAAAGCTTGTTCCTGTGTTATTCGTTCCGGTATAATAGGTAGCAGATGGAACGAATACGCCTGAAGTATGTGATATCGAGATAAAACCGTTTGTATTCGAAGAACGTGCAACTTCGAGTACTCTTCCTTGTGCAGCAAGCATGCCATTTGCCGCGTAACGATATACAGTATTTCCTACAGAAACGTTTGATGTGGCCGCACTGTATCCGATATTGACTACAGGTTGAACACCACGTTCGAACAGTCGATAGTAATTTTCAGCAGTAAAATCTGCAGTGACTTCATTCAGGTTTAATACTTTCTCAGAGACAATCGATTCTGTGTTGAGAGTATATCCATATCCGCCGTCTATAAAAATGAAATCTACGAGACCAGCAGCCGAATTCGTAGATTCTACTCTTGCTAAACCGCCGAGCCCACGATCGCTGTTCGTAAATCTTACGATGTCTCCGACAGTAAAGTCTCGGCCGCGTGTCTGAACTGTAACTCTTTTTACAGATCCTACGAGTTTCGATCTTTTGGTAATATCGAATACGGGTTCATTATTAATATTGAGACCAACCACTTCGCCGTTACGAAATTCGCCTTGTCTTCCAGAAATATAAAGTAGATTAACGAAACCTTTACCAACTCTTCTACGAATGTACTTCTCAACGAAAGCTTTGGCGCCTGAAAGCTGGCCCACAACTTGCTTTCCGACATAGTCGATATTATAGATTGAGTATCCGATTTCAAGATATTCTGGTTTCTCGTACACACCATCTGAAAGACGAAAGATCTTTTCTGCAGGATATTGTACTTCAGCAGCCGTACCATATACAAGCTTAAAGAAGAGATCAACTGCGCGCTCTGTACCCTTAGCACGATATAAATCAAGGGAGTTTTTAACAAGAAGCTTCTTATTCGTAGCAGTATCAAACTGAATGTTCTTCAGATACTTCTCTTTAAAGTGAACAATAAAGTCATCTGTTGTACTATCAATGTCGCGATAGTCTGGCAACCGGCGGGCGTGATAAAGTGGATTGGCATCAATTGGTTGATATCGAGTGATACTCGACATATATGTTGAGTTGGCAAGTTGATTAGCAGTGACTTCTATAATATCGTTATTCGAAGCGATATACTGAGTAACAGTATTGCCAGAATAGTTAACATATGTTCCAGAGTTTTCAAGCCACTCATAGTAGGCTTTCACGAACGCAATGAAGTTCTCTCCCTCTTCTTGGTAAAAAGAAGGAAATTGACTCTGAATTAACGGAGATATTCTTTTTTCTATATTCTTCATTATTCTCTGATCTGTTCAATTGTGACGTCGACGTCATTTTCAAGAATATTAAGTATCACGTTCTGAGAAGAAGTGATGTCAAGAGTACGCGGCTTGGCATAGATTTTTAAAGAAGTGCCAGTGTAATTAGTAATATTAAAGTTGTTGATTCTGACGATACCAGTATCATAGTCAACTGTACCAATATCAAGAATGGTTCTATGTTGTGTTCCAGAAGTATTGATGATACGCATGATACCATCACCGTTATCTTCAAGACGACAGTTTGGCAAACCATTATAAGTGAATGTCGAAGAACTTACGACATGAATATCACCGATTAAGTGTTCTGCACCTTTGCCTGGAACATCGTTCTTTAATGGATTTTTAAAGTCAATCGTTACATTCTGACCAGAAGAAATTACACCTGAAGTCGCCAATGATACAAGCGAACCAGATGTTGACGTAGGAGTAGAAGTCACTGTCGTGCTCAGCACCGGAGTGAGATACTTGACGAGTTCAATTTGAGTTTCGTTACTAATGATACTATTTTCTGCGGCATCGACATCACGAATAAATCTTGAGTAGCGCAGTGTACGACCAAAGTTATTTAGATTCGTAGAAGCGTGTGTCAGAATAGAATCTATAACGTTCGTACGAATATCTTCTGGATTTAAACCGGTAAGATTGATATTGTACTTGATATTTGTATTGACATATAAATATGTGTAATCAGGAGAAACAAAGAGTGGCTCAATCGCCACAGAAGAACGTGATCTTAAGAATTTCTTATATTCTGCTTCTTTAATCTTTGGAAGACCGTCGACTTCATCAAGATCGATCGACAAGAAAATTCTGCCATACTGGGGAGGATTTGCATCTTCTCCGCCATATGCAACCACTGCATTGATTTCAGGAAAGTTTGCTTTGAGTAGATTCTCATAGTCTTCAGAAGTCACAGCACGTTCTTGTGTAGTAAATGCACGAGGAGCATTGTACTTAATCGAGCTCAGATCTTCTGCAACAGCTCCGTCGGCCGAAGCAGTAATCGTTTCAATTACAATGTTTGCTTCATTATCGATGCGTGCAGTATTAATAAACTTAAATGCGCCATTCGGAAGTTCTCCGTTGCATGATCGATATTCAATGATACACGCAGAGTTGTTCTTTGGTTTTCTTCCAACAACTCCGTCACCAAAGACGACTTCGTATGTGTCACCAATTCCCGGTTGTAAGAAAAAGACCTTTGCGTTTTCATCATGACCAAAAAGAGACGTCGCTCTCTTGTAAGTTTGAATAGTCGTGCCGTTATCTTCAAAGACCGTAACTAATACGCTTTCAAGATCAACTCTTTTATTACTAATCTTATACACAAGAGGATTAGCATAATTTATTGTATAGGTATCGCTGAGGTAGCTACCTTCGTATACTCGAATCGGCTCGCTCTCATATATAAGATTTGATCCTGAAGGAGTTCTCTTTGTAATAACATAATTTTCAGTAGTGCTAAAGTTATAAGTGAAATCATCAACACGCGAAGTAAATGATGTTCCCTTTGGAATAACGATCGATCTCTTTGCCGTATCTGTCGAAGTAATTACCAGTTGAATGACAGCCGAAGATGATCGAAACGATCTCGGAAGATAGTTTAATTCTTTGGCATGAGAAATAACGCTGTCACGTAACTTCGCCGAATCAAGAAACATCTCGTTGCTGACCATGTTGAGATAGAACGCGTTCTGATAAGTGTTATATGAAAGCACGTCGAGAAGAACCGAAAGGTTGCTTCCGTCGAAGTCGTAATCTTTAAATCGATCTTGTGATTTCAGAAATGTCTTCAACGAGTCTTTATAGGAATCGAAGTCTAACTGTGTAAGGACTATACTGGAATTTGCTGCCATTATCTTACTCTATAAAGGGTGAGTTGAAGTGTCTGCGGATTAGCATTATTTATTATCTCATAATAGACTGATACTTCATAAGAATGCGCAAACTCATTTGATACTACTAAGACATCAATGATTCGAGCTCGCTGTTCGTATTTGGTAATCGAATCGAACACGGCATCTTTGATAAGATCTGAAGTCATCACAGAAATATCTTCGAATAAGAATCGACGAAGACCACCACCAAATTCTGGATTAAACAATCGTTCTTTGGTATTTGTCTGTAAGATATTTCTCATCGATCTTCTGACAGCCTGTTCGTCAGTGTGAAGAGCGAGTCTCTTGTTCTGAGGATGTATGTTAAAGTTATTATAAAAGTCGGTGAACACAGGATCACGCTGTGTTGTTTTCCTCGTTGTCAGTGCATCTATTCTGTCTGCCATATTACCCTACTACTTTATCTTATTTATAATGATTATATGATGGTTTCTAGTATCTCATAGTTTTCGATGTCGACATTTGCAACATCGTCAGAGAGAAGCCCAACCTGGCCAGTAAAGGCAAAGTTTTGATAATCTTCGTTGCTACCAATCGCATCTAATCCTGGACCAGCCGAACGAGTAAAATCATATCGTATCATTACAAATGTAGATTTATTCGTTTCAATATAAGAAAGAAGCTTGTTGTTGCCATCATACACAAAATCAGTCAAAATCATATCACAATCTTCGTACGAAACAACTGTTCCGACCTCAAACGTATCGTTGACTTCGTGTCTGAAAGGATACCAATCATCAACAACAACATCATGATCTGTTGCAAACACATAAACTGCACATAACAATAAATCATCAACACAATTTTGTTCGCATCGTACGAAAGTCGGCATATACCAATCGTCAATTTCAACCGTGGTGACTCCAGGTTCTGGCACAGTAAATCGTATTGCGATTGGTGGGCTTAGATCCCCATAAGAAACTGTTGGAACTGTCGGTTCGCTAACATCTGAAAAGAAATATCCATTTTCTGATACTGAATATTGATCTAACATGTTAGACTAATCCACTTCACACGGTTGCAGAAGCGGGCTGAGCCCATTTTGGCAGATTGTCTGGATTCGGTTCTAACCCGTACTTCGTTCTACGTATCTCGATGCAATTCGGAATGAATTTTAAGATCGCATCTGGAATACCAAATATCGGTTTTAAAATGATATTTAAAACCTGACAAATCGATACTTTGCCGCGACAGATGTCAATAATCAGTTTGATTGTGTCGAGGATTTTGCCTACGATTGGAAACTGCTGTAGAATCCAACCTGGAGCTTTGAGTATGATATCATGTATCTTGGCAATCAAATCTGTCTGAAAGAACTTCTTAATCTTTTCCATGGCGTCTTCGAACGCATCTTCAATTCGATGCCACAATTCTTCTTTTGAATGAATCGTTTCTTTCTTCTTACGTTCTTCGTTATCGAAACCAATTAAATTGCCTAAGGTTCCGAAGAGCGGGATCGGCAAGTTCAAGACAAAGTCTATGAGTTCTTGGAGTAACTTCTCTCCAAAGTCTTCGATAGCTTTACCTGATAAGACGTCTTCTTTTGCCTTCTTAATACGTTTCTTAAAATCTTCATACTTCAGTTTTAATTGCGCTTTAATAGGCTTCGTAGGATCGATGAATACTCCAATCTTTTCAATGATTGGACCAATAATAGGAATCTTAGTCAGTAAGCCGATCAATGCATTGATGCAGGCGGCAATAAAATCGCTCAGCAGTTCTTTCATCCATGCCAAAGCTTTCTGCCAAAATTCTTCGGCTTCATGCTCAGGACTCTTAATACCCAGAGTTCCGTCGTATTTGCCATCACCAAAAAACTTTCGAACCGATTCGATGTCTTCGGCAATTGCAGCTTTGATCTTGACTTTACCTTCCTTCGTAAACAAATCGTTGATTACTGGCTGATAACGAACAGGATTACCAGCTTCGTCGACGAGTGTTACAGCCGTAATGAATGGAATCGGGGTAGTAAGTGGATTTGGAATTCCAAGAATATCAACAATCTTGAGTAGTGCGTCGACGATCCTCTTCTGAAACCATACGTCGATCTCTTTTAAAAACTCGCGGACCTTATACTTCATCTCTTGTTCTTTTGACTTGATCTTCTTAAAGACGTCAGTCATCAGAATACCAGTAATATCATCGACTAGCTTTTCCATGTCTCGAATAGCTTCGATGAGTTCTTTGCCGCACTCGTCTTGAATAAACTTTGCTTGTAACTTCAGTTGGCTAATGATCTTTGCAATGCCTACGAAATAGTCTTCCATTTGACGGAAAGATATTTGCCCGTTAGGACCACATTCTAAATTAGGAACTTCAGGAACATAGACTATCGGTCTCATGCATTGATTCCAACAATTGCGGCTTGAATATCCACCGCGCCTGATTTTGATACCACCTGTACACTGCCATTATTAGCATAGATCCCTACATTGCCTTCGTTTGCAAAGATGTCGAGATCTGATTGAGCAGTGATAACAATCTTACCTTGGTTACATGTGATCTCAATATTCTTATCACCCTTCTCATCGCCGACATTAAAAATTGTCATGTTGCCTGAGGCTAATTGAATATGATCTTTTACTGACTTTGTCACGATGGTTCCATCTGGCAAGATCTCGAGATAAGATCCTGACTTATGATAAACTTGTACGCGCTCTGATCCAGGAGTATCATCTAGCTCTACTAAGTGACCGCTGCGAGTAGTCATGGTATTATTATAAGGATATCTCGCCTTGTACTTCGATTCTGGTTCAACGTAGAAACCATCATCAGTCTTAATTCGATTTTGAGTTTTTTCTTCTGGTTCACCTTGACCACGAGCATATGAAGATACGCTGTGATTGCCTTCTGGCGCATAGTTTAACACACCAAGAATATATGCCGACTGTTGATTTGGAAGCTTCATGCACATGACTCGAGATCCCTTTAAGAGACCAGTCGGACTTAATCCAATTCCAGAGACTCCGGCGCTCGTAGTTGGCATCATAACATATGACGGTAATAAATCTTCAGAATTCACTTGATTAGAGTGACCTAAAAGTTCTCTTACTAAAACTCTGCCAGTTTGTGGTTTATCAGCTTCTAAACCGAGATCTGTCGTCGGATCTTCTGCTACTATACCTTCAAAAAATCTTGGAACTTGCATTTATCATCCTCTAAACTGTGTGTGTTTTTGGCAATCCACCGATGCCATCTTTTACGAGCTCTAACCCCTGTGCATATTCTGCTTTTTCATTGAAAGTCAGCATATGACGGCATTTAGTTACAACATAATTACCTGTCGTGACAGCGCTATCTTCATTCACAGGATTTTCTTCTCCTCTTGTAAGGCCAGCCGCTTCGGGTAATTGACAGTGAATCACATCTCCAACAGTAATGGCTGAATCTCCATAAATAGTGATTTGCATAACCACTGTTAAAAAGTGACTCATGTAATAAGGCATATGATTAAACTTTTCGGCTCTCTCTGCATTTCCAACAGTCGGATCAAAAGGAATCGCTCGAGGAGCTCCTTCATTTCCATCTTCAGTTTTCTCAACCTGAGCTTTAAGATTTGTAGATGCAGATCCTTCGTTTAGTGTTTCAAATTGTAAATTTTTTGGATCAGCTTGAAAAGAAATGATGTCTCCAGTGACACTATTTTGTAGTTGACACGTCGATCTTCCACCTCCAATTAATCTTAAAATTCCTTCGTTGCCGCTTTGAATAATTTTAGTAGTTAAGATGTTTCTCCACTTTGCTCCGGTTACATTTAAGTTGGTTAAAGTAGATTGTGTAAAACACTTGTCGCCGATATTTTTTATGCCTTCTTTGATTAACGCTTCCATGCTTTTAAAAACAAATCCGTACTTGTTTTCAAAGAAGTAAAAACAATGGCCGTTAAATTCTTGAGACATTGCATGTTCTAATCTAATTTGATCAATACACTCGAATGGAGTCTTTTCAGTAAAGTTAAATGCATGCAACCCACGAGTTTTTTCTGCAAAGAAAGGTTTATTTGATTTCGTTAAGTTAAGATATGCTTTTACCATATTCTCGCACTCGATGTTTTTCCTAACAAGCGGTGTGTTTTTTATGGTCGAAGCTTTCCATGCTTCATATGTAACACACTCCACTTTATAAATTAGTGCTTTATCATCGGGAGAATTAAAAGTAACTGGTTTATTAATAACATAAAGTTCGTATCGAATAGACGATTTTGAATTATCTTCGTCTGTTGTAAAATCAATGATAATTTTCTTATCTGTAAAAACAAATTTATCTCCTGCGCCCTTCGCCTCATAGAATTCGAATTGTGCACGAACAGCAGGTTCGAGTATAGATTCATATATGTTTGCTTGTACACAGACAGGAGTCAAATCAACAGCCTTGCCGCAATCGACAGTTTTTGCTGTATTATCAATCATTAAGAACTCGTTAAGTTTAAACTGCCCGTCTCTAATTTGAGAAATCATATTACGAACTCAATTGTTGTATAAATTGTTTTTCTGTTTCAGCGAGATAAGAAGACTTGAGAACAAATATATTTCGCTTCAATTCGTTTCTTTCTTTCTCATCATCATATGCATTTACGGCATACCAATACTCTGTTTCTGCAGTAGAAATGTTTTGCTTTATCGGAGTAATTGTTTTTATTCCTTCTGCTTGATTGACTGCAAAAGTTCCGTTGACGTGCTTTACGGTTAAGCTATTATTTTCAAGATCAACATAGTCAACGGTCGCATAAGCACCAGTGCTCGTCTGAGACACTCGATCTCCGACTTGGAATTGTGTTGGAGAAGCAGTAAGAGTCAACGATAATATTTTGTTTGTGGATACTATCCAATCTTCTTTGATTCTTTCGTAGCCGATCACTGCACCAGTATTCGTAAGTTTTGGCTTCCAATACTTTTGAGTATTTGTAGTTTCATCGGCAAGGAGAGAATCGTATTGTTGAAGAGTAATAATTCTTTCATCTTCATGCCAGTTTAATCGATAGAAGAGAGTAATCGCTCGAGCATTCGAATTTGATCCATACTTTGTTTCAATATAATTCTTAAAATCTTCTGCTGATTTATAGTAATCGTAATAAGGATCAACGATGTTGTTCGTAAGATAGATCATCCAGTCAAATTTCGAAGATCCGTAATAGTTATAAGACAAAATGTCTGGCCTCTCGAAGCCTTCTTCAAGAGTAAACTGAAAGGTAGAATAGATTTCTTTTTTTGTTTTATCAGTAAAGTC